TGTGATTTCAGGGACGGTGATCCCTGGCGAGAGATCTATGGTCTCCTCGCGACCGCCTGTGGATACAGCTACCCCATAATTGACGAGATGACGCTCTTCCAGATCGAAGAGCTGACATCCTACTGGGCGCAGCATCCACCGGTGCACTTGGTGGTCGCGGCCTATCTCGGCGTCGGCAAAAATAAAAAAGGACAGCTACCGCTCACGTCGATGGGACGAGGACCGCGACCGAGTTCGGATGGCGGCTCGTTCCTCGCTCAGTTGGGGCCTGGGTTTGGCGTCGGAGACGTCAATGCCGGGCTCTCGCCCGTAGTCCTCGATTTTGCCGAACTCCGCCTCCAGGCTGGAATTTCCGATTAGCGGTCTGCAGAAATCAGGGCGATGGCAAACACTGGCGGAGGCAGTTTGTTAGCAAGAGGCTATAATGGCCGATATTGAAACCAGCGTAGTTATCAGCGCCCAAATTGACGGCCTCCGATCCGGAATGGAGGCCGCGTCGAATTCTGTCCAAGCGGCGACGGATGCGATGCGCGCTCAACTTGCCGGGCTCGGCGACATTGCCCAGCAGGCGCAGTCACAGCTTAATGCGGCTACCGGCCAAATCGGAACTGGTATCGGTGCGCTGCAGACCAAAGCTGCCGACCTCGCGGGGTCGATAGGTGCGAGCATGACATCGAGCAGCGGGATCGGAGACACTTCCAGCGTCGTCCAGGCCAGTCCCGCGTCCGACAACAGAGACGAGGCTGCCGCTGATGAAAAGGTGTGGGGAGAAGAGCTGCTCGCTTACCAGAAATTTCAGAGCGACAAGGAAAAGCTGGATCTTCAGTCTTCGCAGACCAGCCAAAGAACCTGGCAGAGCCTAATGCAGCCGATCCAGCGTGCCTTCGACACCTCGATCACCGGTATGATATTGGGTACGACGACACTGCAAAAGGCGGTGGCGAATATCGCGCAGTCCATACTTGCCGAATTCGTGAACCTGGGCGTCAAGATGGTGACCAACTGGCTTGCCAGTGAGCTCGCCATGACAACCGCAACCGAGGCCGGCGCTGCAGCTCGCACCGCGGCCGATGGCGAGGGAATGGCGGCTGGATTGGCGATCAAGGCGACCAATGCGATCAAAAGCATCGCGACCGATTCAGCGCAGGCGTTCTCGGGCATTTTTGCATTCCTTGCTCCGATAATGGGGCCGGCTGCGGCTGGGCCGGCTGCGGCCGGAGAGGCCACCGTAATGGCTGCCGCCGGCGGGATTGCCTCTGCGGCGGGGGGTTGGATGGTCCCGTCTGATCAGCTAGCTATGGTGCACCAAAACGAAATGATCCTGCCGGCGAATATCAGCCAAGGCCTTCAAAACATGATCTCCGCAAATGGCGGAGCTGGGGCTGGTGCGGTCGTGGTCAATGTTTCGGCGATCGACAGTCAGGACGTGAAGCGGTTTTTTTTCAGAGCAATGGCAGCCTTCTCGTCAATGCTCTTAACAAGGCAATGCGCAACGGTTCGACGCTGCGGACTGCGTGATGGCTCTGATTTTTCCGGCGTTGCCCGGACTTGCCTGGAGCGTCACCAAGACTCCGACTTTTCAGACGCGTATTCAGCGCGCGGTATCCGGGCGCGAATTGCGTGCGCTCGACTATCCGTATCCGTTGTGGCAATTTGCACTTGTCTATGACTTTCTGCGCGATAACCCCTCAGCTGGCTACGACGAGCTGCGGACCCTGCTCGGATTCTTCATGCTCTGCCAGGGAGCGTTCCGCACATTCCTTTTTCAGGATCCCAGCGATTCCCAAATCATTGGGCAGCAGATCGGCGTCGGCAATGCGAGCACGACCGTCTTCCAGCTCCAGCGCACAATGGGTGCGATGCTGCCCGGCGGCGGCTTCTTGGAACCGATCACCGCACCGAATATCGTGCGAGCGATCTACTTTAACGGAATTACGCAAGACCCGACGACCTACAACGTCGATCCGGCTAGCGGATTGGTGATTTTCGGCATTGCTCCAAGCAGCGGACTGACCATCACCGCTGATTTCACTTATTACTTCCGCTGCCGGTTCATTGACGACAAATACGACTTTGAAAATTTCATGTTTCGGTTGTGGCAATTGAAAAAGCTAACCTTTATTTCGGTGCGTTGATGAGGGCGGCCAGCCCCGCCCTGATCGCGCTTCTCGCGAGCAGCGACCGGTTCATAATGGCGGACCTCTACACGATCACTCTCGTAGGCGGATCGGTACTGCGCTATTCGGCGGCCCCGACTGCGCTATTCGCGAATGGCTACACCTTTGCGCTGGGTCCTAAATTCGAGCGCTCTAAGACGAAGATCGTCATCGGCACTCAGGTCGATGAACTCGAAGTCAAGATCTATACCGAACCGACGGATCTGATCGGCGGCCTACCGTTTCTGCAAGCGGCTTGGCAGGGAGAGCTCGACGGCGCATTCCTGCAGCTCGAACGGGCTTTCATGGCGACCTATGGCGATACGAGCCCGGGGACAGTGGTTCTCTTTGCCGGCCGGATTTCAGATATTGACTGTACCCGTACCGGCATCGACCTCAAATGCCGCTCGCATCTCGAGCTTCTGAACATCCAGATGCCGCGACGGCTGTGGCAGTCATCTTGCACTCACAATCTTGGCGACTCGATGTGCCAGTTCGACCGGTCCAGCATGCAGGCGACATTTTCGGCCGAGCCTGGTTCAAGTGAAGCTCAAATCGCGACCTCCGTCAGTCCAAGTCCGCCGAACCTGTATATACAAGGAACCGTAATTGGCGTGACGGGGGCAAATGCCGGATCGAGCCGCACGGTCGCAAACATGGCTGGCGGTTGGGTTTATGTAAGGCTAGCATTTCTCTCGCCAATCCTGGCGGGTGACCAATTCCAACTACTCCCAGGTTGCGACCGCACACTTTCAACGTGTACGAACGTCTTTAATAACGTAATTCACTTCGGCGGCTTTCCCTACATCCCGACGCCGGAAACCGCGGTATGAGCCAACGCCAGCGGGTTGTCGCCGAGGCTGAAACGTGGCTGCGGACACCTTATCACCACATGGGCAGGATCAAAGGCGGTGGCACCGATTGTCTGATGCTGCTCGCCGAGGTCTATGAGGCAGCGGGCGTCATCCCGCATGTCGATGTGCCATTTTATCCTCCCGACTGGAACCTGCATCGTGACGCTGAGCGCTATCTCCAGGGATTGATGCGTTACGCCCGCGGGATTGGCGGACCACCTCAGAGCGGCGATGTGGCGGTGTTCAAATTTGGGCGTTGCTTCGCGCATGGCGCGATCGTCGTCTCCTGGCCGCGGTTGATACATGCCTGGTGCGACGCGGGGGTGGTCTTTGCCGATGGTGGCCAGCCGCCGCTAAGTGGTCGTCAAGTACGATTTTTTGACCCATTTCCACTACCCGGGTTTTAACCGTTAGCCATGGGCGGGATCCTGAGCGGCGCATCGAACGCCAAGCAGCAGAAGTCGGTCGGCGCGCTGCAGTTTCAAACATCGCAGCACGGCGGGGTGATCCCGCTTGTCTTCGGAACCACTCGGGTATCGCCAAACCTGATCGGCTACGACGATTTCATGGCGACGCCTTCCGCGCGCCAAGGGGGCGCGGGCAAGGGCGGCGGTGGAGGAAAAGGAGGGGGGCAACAATACAAATACAGTGCGTCGGTAATTATGGGGCTGTGCCACGGGCCGATTGCCGGCATTGGTACCGTATGGTGGGACAAGAATGTCGGGACGCTGTCCTCATTGCCGGCCGCGATTTATCTCGGAAGCGACGGACAGGCAGCAGATCCGTATTGGGAAACGCGGCATGCCAACAAGGCGCTCGGCTATTCCGGGACCGCAACTGTGGTGGCCAACAATTTCGCGATGGGCAATACAGCCACCCTTCCGAATTTCTCCTTTGAGGTGAAAGGCTTCCTGACGCTGAGTGGAACCAACGGGTTTGACGCGGATCCCGCTGCGATCGTCTCGGACTTTCTCACCAATTCCCGTTACGGAGCCGGCTTCCCAGTCGGCAATCTGGGTGACCTCAGTCTCTATTCAGCGTATTGCCAGGCTCTTGGCCTCGTGTTGTCGCCGATGATGGACACGCAGCAAGAAGCGCAACAACACCTCGGTGATATCGTGAAGATCACCAATAGCGCTATTGTGTGGTCGGGTGGAGTGTTGAAGATCATCCCCTATGGCGATCAGCCGGCCACTGGCAATGGTGCCGCCTACGCGCCAAATACGACCCCGCTCTACAGCCTCGGCGAGGATGATTTCATTGTTCAGGGATCCAGTGTTGGAGGTGGTTCGGGAGTGTCGCCCGGCGGTCCGGCCTTACGGTCGGGTTCTGGTCCGATAACCGGGGGTTTCAGTAACGATCCAGTCCGGGTCGTGCGGTCGACGCCCGCGGATGCCAACAACTCCATCCAATTGGAGTGTCTAGACCGATCCAACAATTACAATACGGCGATTGTGGAGGCATTCGATCAGGCGGCGATTGACCTTTACGGCGTGCGCCGCGAGGGCTCGCTGAAGGCGCGGGCGATTGTCGACCCCATACATGTCGGCCCCATTGTGGCACAGCTTCTTTTGCACCGCGCCTTGCTGTTCCGCAATACGTATCAATTCAAGCTGGGCTGGAAATATTGTCTGCTCGAGCCAATGGACCTCGTCCAAATCACCGATGCCCGACTCGGCGTTTCAGCGCTGACCGTGCGCATTACGGCGGTAGAGGAA